CAGGGCAAAGCCATTTGATTGAGTTGAATCCTTTGTACGATGTACAACTTCAGGAAGAAAAAAAAACTTTCGAGCAAATATCGGAAAATGTTATTGCATTAACTTACAATCCTCTACAGACAGAAGAAAACAATTTACAAGAAATTCCAAAAGAGCAGGAATTAAAGCGCAAACGTGGAAGGCAACCGAAAGTGAAAGCATAAAACATAATGGATTTTTATTGCCGACTGAAATAGCAACGCTTAGAAGTCACATGGCAATACTTCAGCACTCTTTAAATGAAAATTTGGAGAGTGTTTTTATTTTAGAAGATGACGTTGATTTTACAGATGACTTTATTAATAAGTTAAATGATTGTTTAAAAGAACTTCCTGAAGATTGGGACGGAATACATTTAGGGGGCTACTCACCAAATGGAAGTACAGTAAATTATTCAATCATGTTAAATAAATGCTTTGCAAGTTGGGGTGGTTATGGTTACATAGTAAATAAAAAAGCTATTCCAATAATTTTAAAAGAAATAGAAAAAGAGGAAAAACAAATTGATACTTACATTGCTGGTTTAATGCCTTCATTAAAATGGTTTAAAACAAAGGAAAAACTTGTTTTACATCCACCTAATCAAAGTACTATATTAAACAAGTGGGTAGATTATAAAGATTTATATTAACTATCTTTACACTTATTTATAATAACTTAAATTTGAAATCATGTTTAAACCTCGCACTTTAACGTATAAAAATCGTATTGTTAAAATCACAAAAGATAACAATACAGACTTAATAAAATACGGTGCAAATAATGACTTTCCTCAAAAGTTAATACAACAATTAGATGAAAGCGGAACAGCAACAGCTTGTATTGATGTACTTAGTCAATACATTTATGCAGATGGTTTAGTAAATGAGCAGTTAGGTGATTTTAAGATTAATGAAAAGCAAACATTTAATGAATTAATTGCAGATATTACAAGTTATGTAGCACCTTTTCAGGCTGTTTCTTTGTATGTAATGCGTGGACTTGATGGCAAAGTAAAGGAATTAAAAATTGTACCTTTTGAGCAAATAAGAAAAACAGATAGAGGAACTTTTATTGTTAATAATACTTTTGGAACTGCTAAATATAAAAAGGAAAAAGACAAAGAGTTTCCTGCTTTTTATGGTGCAGAAATATCAACTCAACAATTAAGAGAACACGTTTTAGAGTGGGGAGAAAATACTGGCGAAATCCTTTATTACTTCAGAAAAAAACCAATGAAAAACTATTATCCTATTCCAACTTTTTATAGTGCGATTGAGGATATTAATACAGATAGCGAGAATAGTAAATACGAACTTGAAAGCGTTACAAATTCATTTTTACCAAGTGGAATTTTAAATATTGTAGGCAACTATGATAATACACAGGAAGATGAAAACGGAATGACTCAACAGGATTATTTAGATGCTACTTTAGAGCAATTCACAGGAAATGTAAAAGATGAAACTGGTGCAAGTGGAAGGCAAAAGCTTTTAATATTACAAGCTAAAACTAAAGAGGAACTTGCTGTTTACCAACCATTGAGTAATGAAGGAATTTTAAATGCAATTGAAAACAGCACTAAAAGAGTTGCTGATAAAGTTGCAAGGGCTTTTGGAGTGCCACCATTCTTAATTGGTTTAGGTGGTAATGTTGGTTTTTCAACTAATATAATAGCTGATAATATTGAACTTTTTAATAATCGTGTAAAGGTACTACAAGAAATAATTTCAGATGCATTAGAACAATGTTATCCTGAATTAGATTTTGAAATGACTCAATTAAATCCTATTAAATATATAGCACCTGAAGTTTATGCAAAATTAACTGACTCTGAAATTAGAGAAATAGGCGGTTATCAAACAGACGATACAAAACAAACAAGTACAATTACACTTGCTCAAACATTGGGTGTTGGTGGTACACAAAGTTTAGTTGGAATATTACAAGATACTATATTAACAACTGAACAAAAGGTTAATACTTTAGTAATTTTATTTGGATTAACTCAAGAACAAGCAACTAAATTAGTAAAAGGTAATGGCATACAAACCACTAATAATTAAAAGCGACTTTGATGCTTATTGCAGAATAAGTAAGAACATAAAAGATTCTGACTTAGATGTACACATTCGAGATACACAGGAGGTGGAATTTGAGTCATGGGTGAGTGAACCTTTTTATACTGACTTAATGGACAACTTATCTACTAAGCCACAATTAACAGCATTATTTAATGAATACATAAAACCTTTTTTGGTTTTAGGTTCTTATTATCGTTTCTTATTATGGCATGGTGCTAATGTTAGTCAGTATGGAATAAGACAAAACAATGAAGATACAAGCTCGGAAGTAAGTGATAAAAGACGTGCGGAGTTAATGGGTGATGTTCAAAGCAAAAAGAATGCATATTTAAATAAGTTAAAAGATAAATTGTTTAATGACAATTATACTTATGATGGGGTGCAATATAACTTTTATGATACCTATGATAAAAGAGAATTAATGCAAGAACAAAACATTAGACAATTAGGACAAAGAAAATTAATTAAAAAAGGAAGGGGGTTCTGTGGTTATCCGAAGGATTGTTGGTGATACTTATCCAGTAAAAATTCAGATACTTTCTGAAGATGGCACTGCATTCAATTTAACAGGATGCACTTGCTTTTTTACTGTTAAGAAAAGGTATGAAGATACAGACGCACAAGCTATAATTAGTTTGAGTACAAGCTCACATGTTACAGCATTGGAAGGAATTACAGAATTTACTATGACTTCAGCAAATGTTAGTTTAGTTGGTTCTTTTTTATATGATGTAAAAGTAAAGGACACAAATAATATTATTTATTCTGTTATTACTGATAAAATTATTTTTGAAAATCACGTTACAATAAGAACTTCATGACACCTTATAAATTAAAAATATTAAATGGAGTATTGAAGTTAAAATCATTTACGGATGTGGTTTTAAATATCTTTGGAATTAAGGATTTAGGAACGCAAACAGGCAATGTAGATAATGGTTTAGTAGATTGGAGCATTCAGCATTTAACAAAGACTACAGCTCAATGGAATGCAGATACGACAACTATTTTATTAAAGGGGCAGTTAGGTATAGAAGATACAGCAAACGCAACATATAAGCTTAAAATAGGTAATGGCACTAATTTATGGAGTGTTTTATCTTACGTTGGTGGTGGTGGTGGTGGAAGTCAAGATTTACAAAGTGTTACTGATTTAGGAGCAACAACTACAAATGCTATTAATACTGCAGGAATAACAAGTGATTATTTACAATTAAATACAACAGCAACAAATACAAATGCAGTTGGCAAATTAATTTGGAATAACACTTTAGGAACTGGTGAAATAGGTTTAAAAGGCGGTAATATCAATGCTAAATTAGCACAGGATTTATACGCAAGAGTTGTTAATAAAACAAGCCAAAACTTATTAAGAGCTAATTACCAAGCTGTAAAAGTACAAAGCGCACAGGGGCAAAGATTAGCTGTTAATTTTGCACAAGCTAACAATGATAATAACAGCGCAGATACAATTGGAATAGTTGCTGAAAATATAAATAACAATCAGGAAGGATTTGTAATTACAGTTGGACAAATCGAAAACATAAATACGACTGGAAGCTTACAAGGTGAAACATGGGCGGATGGAGATGTTATTTATTTAAGTCCAACAACTGCTGGAAGCCTAACAAATGTTAAGCCTAACGGAAGTACAGGTCATATAGTTGTTATTGGTTATATTGAGTATGCTCATCAAAATAATGGTAAGATATACGTTAAGATAATGAATGGGTGGGAACTTGATGAGCTTCATAACGTATATATTAATCAAGGGACATTAGCAAACAATGATGCTTTAGTTTATGAAAGTTCAACACAACTTTGGAAAAATAAAACAATAGGTTATGTAATAAATTGCATGTCAGGAATAGCTACATTTAGCCCACCTGATGCAACAACATTTTATTTAGGAAATGGAAGGATAAATATATATAGTCCTGATAATGCTTTAATAATACCAAAAGCAAGTACATTAAAGTCAATAGGATTATCTCATACTGTTTATGGTACTTTAGCAACTACAGAAAATAGTACATTTTCAATTCAAGTAAGAAACTCTGGATTTGCAGGTACAGTAAGTACAACTACTCAAGTAAGTAATACATATAAATTTAATTCAGTTAATGGTTCAACAATGATAACAGGATTAAACATATCATTACCTGAAGGTTGTGCAGTAGATATAAAATGGGACACACCTACATGGGCAACTAATCCAACTGCAATGCAATTAAACGCATCACTATACATACAATAATGTACACATATAAAATAATATTAGAAAACGATAAATATAATATACACTATTATATTGATAATAAACTTGAAACAATTGAGTTTTATGGACTTGATTTAAATAATCCAATTACAATAATTAGATACGGTTATAAATTAAAACAATAATAAAATGATTACATTTTCAAATAGAGCAGGAGTTTCGGGAGGTTCGGAACTTATAGCAGATACAAATGCAAGAACAGGAAAACAAATATGTGCTTTTTATGTTCGTGAAGATACAGTTGTAAGTGTTGCAACTGGTGGTGGTAATAATTACTTAACTATACTTGGAATAAGTGCTAAAACATTAAAAGCAGGTGATACTTATTATTTACCATATTTTGAATATATTACAGCAATTACTTTAACAAGTGGAAGTATTATAGCTTATTCAGAAAAAAATATATGATAGGCAATTTAAATAGTATATTTAAACAAAAAGGTAAAGTTGCTGGCGCTGTAACTTACGATGCTGATGCTTTAGCTTTTTTTAGTGCGGCAAATATTACAAATGCTACACAGAAATTGGCAGTTAATCAATTAGTTTTAGATTTAAAATCAGCTAACATTTGGACTAAGAGTAAAGCCTTATATCCTTTAGTTGGTGGGGTTGCAAGTTCTCACGCTGTTAATTTAAAAACACCCGGTACTTATAACTTAACATTTGCAACTGGAATGTTGCACCAGTCTAGTGGAATAAATGGCAATAGTATATCAACAGCTAATACTAATTTAACCCCTTCTACTGCGCTTTCTGGAAATTTAAATAATACTCATTTATCATTTTATTGTTCAACAAATAATCCAGCTTTGGAGATAGGTGACTTTGGTTCATTAGGAACTAATTCAAATTGGACTTTACTTGAGATTTATCAGTCATCATTTTATAATTTAATAAATCAAAATATATCTACAAGTAATTTTAGTATGACTAATAGCACAGGAATGTTTATCGGTTCACGTACAGCAAATAATATATTAAAATCTTATAAAAATTCAAATTTGATAGCAACATTCACAACCTCTTCAAATTCTTTATCTAATATTTCAATCACTATATGTGGCATGAATAGAAATATAGGTCCTGCTTATTTAAGCAATAGGACATATTCTTTCGCCTCAATAGGTGACGGATTAACAGATGCAGAGGCTTTAGCTTTTTATACAGCAGTTCAAACATATCAAACAACTTTAGGCAGACAAGTATAATGGAAGGAAGAATAGTAACAAACGAACAGGCAGAACAATTACAGGGAGTTTTCATTGATAGTGATACTTTCTTTAATTTTGTGCAAGATATTAACGGAGTTTATTTTTTATTTTTAAGTGAACAAGATGAAGCGGATATTGCACAAACTGAATACGCACCTTTATTGCAGATTCCTTTAAGTCCTTATGTAGCACCACCACCACCACCATTCCCACCAATTAATTAATTATGAAAGAAGCATTAGAATTAATAAAGAAACATGGCGCAACTGCTGTTTTAGTATTGTGGCTATGGCATACTCATACGAGAGTAGAACATTTAGAAGCTAAGTTGTATAATTGTTTAGAACGTGAAAGACTTGAACAATTATATAGTAAACCAAACGAAGCTGTACTACCTAAAAAAATAGAAGATGAAACTAAAAGTAGTTAGAGAAACTAAAACGGATATAAGTACTATTGGTAGTTTATTTATCAATGATGTTTTCTTTTGTTATACCTTAGAAGATAAAGATAGAGGGTTAAAGCAAAGTGATTCTTTACTTTTTATTCAAGCAAAAAAGATTTTCGGACTTACTGCAATACCTTCAGGATTTTATAAGCTAACAGTAAATCAGTCACCAAAGTTTAAACGTATGTTACCTCGTATCTTAGATATAAAGGGTTTTAGCGGAGTGTTACTGCATCGTGGGAACTCAGCAAACGATTCGTTGGGCTGTATTTTATTGGGCTACAAGAAAGGCGATAACTCAATATTTGAAAGTACAAAAGCGGAGACTGATTTAGTTAACCGTTTATTGTTGCATAATCAGGAACTACATACAATAGAAATAGTATAAAGCAAAAAAGCACCTTACGGGGTGCTTTTAAGTGTTAGAAATTTTTATGAAAAAACACAAAGAACGAAGAGCAAATATAATAAAATAAAATAAATAAATATGTTATTACAATTAGTAAATGATACACTAACAACAGTAGTTAGTGAAGTAGTTAATACAGCGGTGGCGGTACATGAAGTTACCGGTGGTGGATCTTTCATCAATGGAGTTGATAATTCAGTAGTGGGCTCAATAGTTACTTTATTAGTAGCTGCTATTATTCGCCATTGGGAAAAGAAAAAGATAAAAAAGAGAGCGAATAAGTAGTAAAATTTTCTTATTGATTTTCAATTAGTTAGCAATTATTTTAAAAAATAGTTGCTTTTTTTTATCCATGAATGTTAAAGTGATTGAAATTTAGTTTAAATTTGCTTTATAATTAAAAACACAAACACAATGAAAGCACAAATCAAAACAACAGCAAACGGTTATACGTTTTTAAAATTTTATAATTCAAAAGAAATTTATGACATTAAAGGCTTTGACACTTTAAGAAAAGCAATTAATTACGCTAAAAAATATGCAATTAATTTAACAGATGAATTGCCAAAAAACATAGATACAGAAATCTATAATTAATAATAAATAAAAACACAAAGTTATGAAAATCACAATTGAACGAAAAGAAAAAGTACAAGTGGAGGTTCAACTTCCACTTTTTACTAAACAATCCTATCACTATTATATGGTAGAAGAAACAAGAACAACTGTTTTATTTTTCGGTGAAAACGAGCAATCTATTACAGTTACTCAACACATGATGCAATACCCATGCAGCTATGAAAAAATAGAAGAGAAAGAATTTAACGAAGTTTATAACACCATTAAAAAACAGATTTATGAATAACGAAAATCAAATAGAACTAAACAATAATTTAGAGTATTGGTATGGCTTTATAGATGCTAACTTACTAATATATAATAAAAATAATTTAAGTCGAGTTAACTTAGAAAACTCAATTATGGAAATGTTTATTACTGATATTGAAACTCAATTTTACTTTCAGTTCTTTGAGAAGGGAAAAATAATAGGTAGGCATAAAATATTTATAGGTAATAATCAATATGACAATGACTGGAACTTACAATTGTTTCAGGAACTAATTAAGATGTTTAAATCCTTAGATGTTAAATTTCAATTAAAATAATATATAAACAATAATACAATGGAACAATTAATAGAATTAAAAAAAGCAATCGTAGAAAGGTTTAAACTAAACGCATACATTTTAGAATTAGAAAAGACAATAGAAAATCATGCAAATAAATTCACCTTTGAAAAATATAAAGGGACAATAATATTAAGAGGTGGGTTGCAATATGAATTATTTGGAGTTATGGCACAAAGTTATACTTGGACTAATGAAATTAAACCAAATAATGTAAAATTGTCTTTAATTTATACTATAATATCTAAAATAGATAGTCATCAAAAGAAAGCGTTATTAAAAGCAAAAGACAAATTTAATAATGATAAATATATGGGTTGGTATGATGGGAAAAAAAAATTATGGATAGAAGAAAATTATGAAATTGAGCCAGAATTGATAATGAATGATGAAATAAATTTGAGAATTGATAATATTAAATAATGACTTTAAAAATAAATTTAAAAAAACAAATATGAAAATACCCGAAACAATCAAAACAAAAATGAGTGATTACTATACATTTGGTGACCACACAAAAATTAAAAGATTAGGAATACAAAAGAAAAAGCCATTCAGCTTAGTAACAATTGGAAAGGCATTTAAAGAGGGAGAGTGCCACGATGATTTACTGGACTTAATAGATGAATTTTATAACTTAAAAATTAAAAAGTATGGAAAATAAATTTTATTCAGAAGGCTTAACTAAAAGAAGTTTATATGCTTTAAATGAAATACATAGAATAGAATCTGAGCTTTATGATACTGCTGAAAGGTTAGGTGAAATACAAAGAGCAGAACTTTATGACCAAAATTTAACGGAAAAGTACTATCTACTTAAGAATCAGTTAGAAACAATTACTGATAATTTTTTAAATTATAATTCAGTTAAAAATTAATTATTAAATTTGTAACCATGAAAACACAAGAACAAGCAATCCTCGATGCTCTTTTAGGTGGGCAAGTGATAACAGGCTCAAATGCCTATGCTATTACAAAAAAAGAATGTGCCTGCGGTACATTAAACCTTCACAAAGTATTAGCTAAGATTAGGGATAAAGGTTATACCATTAATGAGCAATGGTGCATCAACTCTAAATCTAATACACGATTCAAAGAATTTACAATCACTAACAAAAAACAAAAGAAAAATGGAAACTAAAAACAAGTTTAATTCAGGGGCAATTTTTAAAAATAATAAGACAAAAGATACCCAGCCCGATTACAAAGGTACAGTAAATGTAAATGGTAAGGATATGGAAATATCTTTATGGTTCAAAGAAAGCCAAAAAGGTACAAAGTATTTTAGTGCATCATTCCAAGAGCCATTTAAAAAAGATACTGAAACAAAGACTTATCCAAACGAAACAAAGTACACTCCGAAAATAGAGGATGATGGACTTCCTTTTTAATTAACCAAAAAACACAAAGAACATGAAAACAGAAAAAACACAAGAAAAAGAATTAACTAACATTGAAAAGTTAATTGCAATTCAAAACGAGTTAAAAGTTCCAAAAGGTAATTTAAACAAATTCGGTAACTACAAGTATAGAAGTGCTGAAGATATACTTGAAGCCTTAAAACCTATTCTTTTTAAATATAGCGCACTTTTAAGATTAAGCGATAAAGTAGTTCAAATAGGTAATAAAAGTTTTGTAAAAGCAACTGTAAGAATAATTGTAGGGGATTTTGTAGACTTTGCTTATGGTTACGCTGAACTTTGCGAACACAAAGGAATGAGTGCAGAACAAGCGACTGGCACAGCTTCAAGTTATGCTCGTAAATATGCTTTAAATGGTTTATTCTTAATTGATGAAACAGAACAAGATGCTGACCATGATAACAAGAAAGTTGAGCAAAAGAAACCTGAATTAATCAAAGATAGCGAAGTGTATAAAAAAGCACAGGAATACATGATGTCAGGCGGTTCAATTGATGTTATCAAACAAAAGTATTCAGTTAGTCAGGAAGTAGAAGTTGCACTTATAAAATCAATTTAACTATGAAAGCAAAAGAAAAAGCAAAAGAGTTAGTGGAAAAATTCACAATGGATAATACAAGGCAAGGAGAACGCAATGGTATTAAATGCGCTTTAATTGCAATAGAAGAAATGA